GTATACGTTAATAAAGCTTTACCTCCATAAACTGCATCAACCTGATCAATAGCATCACTTACATCAGGATGTAAATCTCTATATTTAACATCATCAATAGTGTGGTATCCTGTATCTTTTTCTCCTCCATTTTGATATTGTCTTACTCCCCCCGCTTTTTTCCATGGCACTCTCGTATAATCATTTAAATCATCTGAATATTTATAAAGACGAAAATTATCTAGACCTCTATTATATGGTTTTAATACACCTGCTCCACCACCCTTTGTACTAAAATTACGAAAATGAGCATTACCAAGAGATGGTTGAAAATCTGATAAAAGACTATTTTTTGGTGTCATTAAATACTCGGCATTACTTTTAAATCCTGGATCTCCAGATTTCCAAAAAGTTTTACCTCTATTAAAGAATGGTCCTTGGTATCTATTACCAATTGAATTTACATTAAGATCATCAAATACTTTCATTTTATTTTCAAAAGATGTAGGATCTATAATTTCACCTTTTTGTCTAATGGTTCTTGTACTTATGGCATCATCAACACCTGCTCTGTTTACTTGTCTTACAAATTGATCAGAGTCTATATTTAACTTTAAACCTCCATCCTCAATCATTTTTTTTGCTGCATCAGGATCCTCTTTAAGAAGTTTTTTAATCTTTTTGTCATTTCCAATTGTACTTTTATATTTTTTAGGATTTACATCATTTAACTGTTTTAATTGCTTATGCATATCCCCACCTCCAGGAGTTGCCTTCAGATTTTTTGTATTTTTTAATTTTCTACTATTTTTAATCGAGTTTCTAAGTAGACTACCTCCCCCAACCAATGTTGTAGGATCTAAACCTACATTTACAGCAAATGCTCCATAAGGATTTTCTATACCAAGGGCATCAGAAATCATGGGATTTGTATTACTAAAATCAGTATAATAATCATCTTTACTACTATATTTATATTTATCATTTTCTATCACAGACTTAAGTTGGGCATTCTTACGTATATTAAGATCTTCAGATAGAATAGCTGGTGTATTCATTTGGTTAGTTTCACTATTATATGTATATTNTATAGGNTTAGAATGATCTAATCCATAATTCCATTTACCTTGTTTATAATATGTTTCTCCTTTTTTTATATCTCCCGTCCATTCCCCAGTTTTATTATTGTACCATAAATTTTCTCCCCTTACATCTCCTTGTGGTAAAGTTTGATCTTCACGCGCTACACTAGGTGAATATGTGGACATATTTGGAAGTCCATGATCTTTATCAACCAGTTTCTTGTACCACCCTGTAGATGAAGATACCAATGCGTTTAAAGGACTGTATGTATCTACAACTAATGGGTCTACAGGATACTCACCTGTTATTTTATTTATACCGTAAGCCATTACATCTCCAGTCAGCATTTTCACAAAATCTATTGGTGCTGTAAATAAACCTCCTGTATACTCACTTACTCTTTTCTGACTTGCCTTACTTATTTCTGTATGATACCTTTTTGTATTTTCTTTATTTTTATAGAGTGCGTTAAAAGACCCAACCTCATCTACATCGTATTCAGGATGGTCGGTAGACATACTTTGAAGTCTCTCTTGTTCTAATTGATAAGGTAAACCATAAGGACCAACTAGTTTAGCATATCTCCACTTACCAGTATGATCTTTTTGATTTTGTTTTATTTTTTGTGATATATTTGTCCATTTAGAATTAAATTCCTCATGAGGAAAACTACTTATTGGTTTACCAACTTCAATTGTAACTCCATCATTTGTTGATGTTTGAGATTGACCTCCTAAGATCTCTTCATTAGCTTCATCTATTTTTCTTTGTTTCTTTGTTCTAAATAAATTTTTCAGAAATCCTCCTTCTTTATATTGAGAAGGAGTTTCTACAACTGTACCTTCTTCATTCCCCATGTTTAATTCTTTTATTCCTGGGGGAACTTTATCATAACTTCTTACAAGATTACCTTCTCGGTCATATTTTCTCACATCTATAGAAAAATCCATACCTTTGGTATTAAAGTCTCCTTTAGATTCTGGGAAAGACATTGCTGTATTCCCATCTGACCCCCTTAAACCTTGTTCTTGTTGAGCTTCGGTTTGTGCACTTTGACCCTTTTGAACATTAGCTTGATCTATTAACTTAAACACAGGAACATTACTCCCTTGTGTTATAGCATCTTTTAATATTTGCATTTGCTCTTCTGGAGTCAGCATTATTTACCTGGAGTTTTTTTATTTTTAGCTTTAGCTATTCTTTCTTTAGATTTAGTTTCTTCTCTTTTAATAGTTGCTGTACTTCTATTAGTTTCAGCCTTATCTTTATGATCTTGAGCTTTAATATCAACTTCTCTTTCTTTGATGTCTAATTCCCTCATACCTTTAGCTAAGTTTAATTGAGCGTTAGTATCATTATCTCTTGCATGAATCATAGCAACTTTAATTTGAGTTTCTCTATCTTTCTCTTTATTCATATTCTCATTTTCAGCTTCTTTTGCTTGTTGTTCAAGTTTAGCCTGCTCCATTTGTTGCTGAGCTTGTTGTTGCTGTTGTTCTAATTCTTGTTGAGTTTTTTCAGCTAATTTAATTTTATGTTTAATTTGAGTAAAACTATCAGAATCAAACATCTCTGTTATAGTAGATGCCGGTACCCCATTCTGAATCATTGATTGAGAAAGTTGTTTAACCGCTTCTAATTTATCTTGTTCTTTACCAGAGTCTGATAAGAATATACCATATTCAGATTCCATGTGTGATAAACTATTTAAATCTAAAAAATCTGTTGTTCCATCAGGCATAACATACATAGTTTTCTTTCCAGCTAACCATGCTTCTTTAGAGTAATCGACCATACTTTGTAAATCTCTTTGCTCCATTCTATTAAATTTACGGAATAAATCTTCAGTAATATGAGAAGATTGTACAATAGCTTGTTGTGATGTAGCCTTACCTTCATAACTACCTACTTGTCCTTGTCTTTGTCTATTTACTCCAGATAATTTTTCCCATTCTTGCATTATAGCTTCTAATAAAGTAATATATTGCTCTATTGTTTTAATAGATAAATCCATTACTGTTTGATGTTGTGGATTTAATTGAATACCTTCTTTATTATAATCTACCCAAGCTATACCAGAGCCTTCAACATAATACATAAACTTATCCATATCCCATTTTTTAGGGATCATATTAATATCAAATTGCGCAATTGTATCTTTACTTTTTGCAATAGAAAGTTCTAATCTATATTTATATATATTATAGTTTAATTGATAAGGTATACCTAATTTTACTAAAGATATATTTGAACTATTTATATTAGAATATCTAATACCGTTAATTGGGAGTTTACAAGTAGACATGTTATCTAAAGAATTTCTTTGATTAACAACAGGATGTATTTTAATGTACATTCTCCCATCTATTCTTGTTCCTTCCCATACTTCATTAACCCATTTCCATTCTAATTTAGCTCCCATTTCTCGAAGTTCATTAGGTAATTTAAATCCGTCTTCTACAATTTTCTCTTCCATTGCTCCTGTTTCAGGGTCAATAAAATTTAAGAATCCAATTCTTTTTCTAGATTTCCAATATACCTGAATTACTTCTATTAATCTATTTCTATAAGCATTAGGATCTTTACCTGAAGAATCCGCATATAAAAGATATGAATCTGCCTCCATATGTCTTGGTTCTTCTAATTCTGTAATTTGTTGGTCACTTAAATACTCATAAAAACTATCTATTACACTTGATGCATGAATATATTTTCTAGTTAAAGCCCAATCTCCATCTTCTACAAAATCTAAATCTGGATCAAGATCATAATCTACATCAATTGGATTTAGTACCTCATAAAAAGGTTCATTATTTCTAACACCTCTATGTGTATATACCTCTCCAGCAACTAAAAAATGAAACCAAGCTTTTTGAAATTTATCATGTATTTCTTGACTGTGCATGATATAATTTAACGCCTGTTGTCCTTTAATTGCTCTATTGTCTACATAACTAGCTTCAAATTGATCTGCAATACTTTTAGGGAGTTCAGGATCTTGTTCTTGTCCTTGAAAATTTCCATTTTTAATTAACTCATTAGCAAATTGTTTTTGAAAACTTTGATATATTAAATCGCTTTTTGCTTGTTCTTTAGTAGAAACAGCATCTGCATTTTGTACTGTAACAGTGAAATTGAGAGGCCTTTTGGATTTCTCACCTAATAAAAGGTCGACGATAGGTTTAATTATGGGATAATTACGCATCTGAGAAGGGAAATTACTACGGCTTTTACCATAAGGTTTTAGCACATATTTGTAATCCGCCTCGTCAATTACACCGTTATAGTATTCATATAATGATTGTAAAGATTCTTTTCTAGTACTTCCTGAACTACGTCCAGAATTAGAAAGATCTATGTAAGCTTCTACACAAGCTTCTTTCCATTTTTTAGTTTTTTTAGACAAAGGCAATTTCTGCCTTGGTATTTTATCATATCCCATAATTTACAAATTTACTTAAATTTACTTTTACTTTTACATTTAGAATAATTTATACGATTGTTTTATAAATATAACATTATAAATAATCACAAATATCGTATAAACTGTACTTTAATGTTAATTCTTCTCCTTGTTCTATTTTTTTTATTGTTTTTAGTCTTTTATAGTCTGTATTTTCATCATCATCTATTAGCTCACAATTAGGCTTATCTGAATGATTTATAAAACCCCCTAAAGGAGTTCTAATCCAACTATGTTGAAAATTAGGGTCATAAACATGACTTATACCTATAACCACCTCTCCCGGAATATCTTCTATAGCGAGAATCCCTGCTCCATGAATTTGTGATGGACCTATTGCTAAGTACTCCGGTAGAGGGTTATAAGGTTCTTTGTCTTTACATTTTTCCATTTAATAATAATTTTTATCAAACCACTTATCTGCAGCTCTGTCTTCTAATATATCTTTGACTTCTGAATTATATAATTCTCTTGTATGATACATTCCAATCATTAATGCCATTACACGGTCAAAGTTACCATGATGATTAAATTTAATTAGCTCTGTCAGTAAAGCGGGATCATATATTTTGTGCAAATTTAATAATTGTTTTCCATTTTCATCTGTATTTCTTACAGTATTTAACCAATCACGTATATATATTTCACCTTGACGCTTTCTAGCCTCAGTCATATGCATACCATATTGCCTCTTTACTGTCTTACTTCGTAACTCTCTTTTATCTAACATTTCAAATTCTTCTTGTAACTTATGTAACTTTCTATACCGTTTTGCATACGCTATAACTTCACCACGATCATTCTCAAATCCTATCTTACATCCATAGTAATCTGCTAATAAAAATATATTTCTATTATAATCATCTTGTGTATGTGGCCTCCCTACATATGACGCTACAATAATATCATCTGGTTGTGATAAATTATTAGGTCGTTTTAATACATATGCTGCACCTAATGAACTAGAATCTGCTGATTGATTTTGTCCATAAGGGTCATGACAAATTATATACATATTTAGGGGTACTTGTTGTTTTTGATTTTTATAAGGAGCTTCGTATATAACTACAGCCCCTGTAGTATCATCATCTTTTCTATGTGGAAACTTTATAACTTGTTTTAAATCTCCGTCTGGTTTAAATTTAACTTTTGCCTTAGAATCATGATATAATCTCCCTACAGTACCTATAGCATGAAGATTATTAGCTTTTATATTATTATACTGCTCTTGTAATGATGCTACATCAAATAAATTAGAAGTAACTTGTAATGTAGCTTCTTGAGGAGAGAAAGGGTGCTCCGCTATATATTGATCTAGTGATTTTGCATCCGCAGCACCCTTCTTTTTTTCCCTCATTTCAGTTTCATATTCAATAGCTTTTTTACCTAAAGAATTACCTTGTTCATCTATAAATCCATCTAAATTTTTTTGTATAGGTATAAAATAACCACATGTACTCCCCATAGCCCCTTCATCCCATACATTTTCATAATCCATACAATCATATGCAGCTGGATTATAAAATATTTCTTCCATTGCTTCAAAGTCAGCTCCTTCTGTACCACCTGTACCAAAAGCAATCATAAGTCCTAATGTTTTAGCTCCCTGCCTCATCGTAGGCATAGTTACCTCCCATGCTTTTAATAATCCTGGGAAAGAACCAGCTTCTTCAAAGAATACAAGTTCACCTGCTTTACCCCTTACTTTATCTGGATTATCTTTTAAAGACACCCCCATAATCTGAGACTTCATACCCATTTCAATCTCAATACCATTAATTTTCTTTTTATATCCAGACATTTTACTCATTTCTCTATCTCTTAATCTAGGTTGAGCCCATGCAGTATTATCATCTATAAATGATAAAAATTCCCATGCTTTAGATAAAAGTCCATCACCAATTAAGTATTCTTTTTGTCCTGCAAATACAAAGTTTTTTGAGTTTTTTACAAAGAAATAATTACGAGCTAACATAGATCCGGCTTTATAAGAGTACCCCTTACGTCTAGCTTTAAGCACAATCATATGCCTATTTTCTGCTCTAGCCTTATCTATTTCTTGAAAGTATTCCCAATCTCCATCATAAAAAGCAGGGAATGTTCTCTCACGTTTAGATTGTATAGTACCATCTGGTAATACTTCATCTATCGCTCTATCAATAGGACAATAATTTAAATAAAAATAATGAAATCCAGTAATATGTAATTCATCTATAGTGTGCCCATATAAACACTTTTTACGTTCATTATCCCAGAAATCATAATAATCTTTTGTTCCTGGGAGAAAAGATGTGTAATATCCTGTATTTATAAAAGTTATTGCGGCTTCTCTAGCTCTATCTGTGTTTTTAAACATTGATTCTTAATTTTAACTAATTCAGAACATTTTTCATATTCTTCTGTAGTTGTAAAATATTCTATTAACATGTCTATTATATCTGGGGATCTTCCGTCTTCCTCTACAGGATCAAACGGTAAATGAAATTCATCTATAACGTGTTCATCTAATTCATAGAATATATCGTCTAAAGTTTTTTTTCTAGTTATTAAATTATAAGCATTTTTCATTGCTTTTTCATACATTTCTAAATCTTCTAAAAAGTCCATTACATACTATATTTATTTACTTCTACTCCACCTCTATTAGTGTTTGCAGCTTGTTCTTCTTTCCTAACTATATCTTCTAGTCTTGTTAATCCATCTACTACTTTCCCCATATTAGACAAGTTAGCTATTAAATCTTTTGCATGAAATATAGGTTTACCGTGATCATCCATCATAGTTAAATCTATATCTCTAAAATATTTTTCTAATTTTACTATTGATTCTTTAGCTGCTTTTAATAGCCTAACAGCTGAGGTTTCAATTAATTGTTCATACTTATCACACGCTCCTAATACTTTTGCAGAAGGAGTCCATTTATTTTTCTCTCCAAATATACTATTTTTTACTTCAATTTTACGTTGTTCCCATTCATATATTGAAAATGGTGACTTATGATCAATCATAAAATATGTATATGCTAGTTCATCTACTTTTAAATCTTTAAATGCTTCTATAGATAAAGCATATGGACTAGGAATTCCTTTATTATTATCTATCTGTATCAGGTTCATATGTTTTATTTTGCATTTCTTTTTTTCTTTTTTTCATTACTTTTTTAATAGTCTTATTTTTCTTTTTTAAAAATTCATCATTTCTACTATTAAATAAAATAGAAATTAAATTAGGGTACTTCCAAGGATTTAAAATTTCTTTTACTTTAGCTTCTAAAAAAGGTATTACTACATATATTTTAATATATGGATCTTTATATTCATGCAGATAAGACCAAATTAAATATCTGTGATTCCCATCTTTAAGTGTATATCTAGGTAATTTACAATTTCTTCTATGTCTGTATGTATCATAAACTTGTAAAGGTTTATGTATTCCATGTTTTCTTATAGATTCTTCTAATTTGTCCCATGGGTAGTTTTTATCCCAGTCTGTTTTTATATCAGGATATGCATTTTTATTAAAACCACAATAGATTTCACTTAAACGAACTGTTTTAAGAGTACTAAAATAATACTGGTGAATATTTTTATTATCTCTATATAGTTTACATCTTTCGTCGACCTTAAAGTTATTATAAGAATGAAATACTACTTTTGATAATCCTGATACCCAAATTAATTTATCAACAATTATAAGGATAAAGGATCTTAACTTTTCTTTTATAAATAACTTATAACGTTCCATCCTTTAATTTATTTATATGTTCTCTTCTTTTAGGATTTACAGAGAACTTTCCAAAATAGGGGAGACGTATTGTTTCAAACTTTCCTTCTTTCATTGTTTTCTCTATATATTTAAATTGATGATTTACTATTTCTTCAATTTTTTTAAGGGACATATCATATTTATTAGCTAAATAATATATTATTAATTTCTTATCCTTTATCATCATCTTGTTTTGGCCATTTATTTTTTGGACAATCTGCAGTCTTCCATCTAGCTTTATGTTCTAATAAACACCCACATGCTCCACATCTCATTGATGATTTTTTTAAATGTTCACAAGCATTACACGTATCTAATCTAATTGCATACTCTTCTGCAGATATATTGGGGGCACCTTCTTTTATATATTTTGTTAAGTCTTTAGTGAATGATTTTATCATCCCTAATATAGTCGGGGCTTTCTGTTCTTTCATATTCGTCTATTTTTACGGTTATTAATTCTCCTTTAGAGTCTTGTACAATAAGTATTTCATATATATCTATACTGTAATAACTTAACACTAATCCAGGAAATATCATCATCTATTAATAGTAATTTCTACCATATCAGTATCCGGATTTAAAAACGGATTAAGTTTATAGATAGTATCACTCATTAACAATGCTCCTTTATCTTTAAATTTCTTAATATAGTTATTCAAAGTATTATAATCTTTAATACCAACCATATTAGCTACTTGTTTTTTGTTTTTAACACTACATATATTTACCTCTTCAGTAATATTATTAACATCTATAAAAGATGACAATATACTTAACTCTTTATTAGTTAAATCAAATATACCGTTCCATAATTGTACATACTTATAGGTAGTATTAATATTAACTGTTATTTTTCTTTTTTTCATATCTTTGTTCTTTATCTTTTATTAATATCTCTTTTAATTTTCTATCACCATACATTGTTCTAGCATTTTCAGCTTTAGAATATTCTTCAGGATTAAATATACATTTAACTTCTCTAAGTAACCCTTGTTTATCTCTTTTAACTATCCATCTTCTTAATGGATATGTGTCTGTCTTTAAAAATGTTTTTAGAAAACTCATAATTTAATTTTATTTCCAGTTCTTAAACATATATATTTATTTTTAGTTGTAAACAACCTACGTTTACAATCTTTATTATGTAAACCTATATAATGTAAAAACTTATAATTTTTTAATAATTTTTTAATCATCTTTTAATGTTATAATAGCTTCTCCGTTTTCAAACACTATTTTTGATGTTTTAGATTGTCTGTTAAACTCCTCTACATATTTTTCAATATTTTCTCTAGATGTTAAAAAAGATAGAAATACTTGCAGCTCTTTACGAGCTATAAGAAACTTTTCTTGTATTATCTTTGATTTTTCTGCAGATTCTAAAAAAGCTTGAAAATCATCAATAGATATAGTGACAGATCCTTTTACCATTTCCCTAATAACTGATGTTCTCCTACAATAAGGTAATCCTTATCTTCAATACGTGCTTTTATAGCTTCTGTTCTAGGATCTACCATAACAGTATCCCCAACTTTAGAGAAAGTGCACATAGGACCAATAGCCATTACTTCTAATAAATTAGATCTTTTAGCATTTGCTTGTGCAGTTGTCTCATCTAATATAATACCTGCTTCTGTTTCAGTGATAGTTGGGTCTGGAAGGACAACCCACGATCCGTTTGGTTTAAATTTCATAGTCTATATATTTTTTTACAAAGATATAAACTATTTTTTTATAAATCCAAATATTTCTTATAATTTTTTCAATAGGGTATAACTTTCCCCCTTAGAAAACTTTTTCAAACTTGGATTTCGTCTCTAGCAGTGCTCCTTTTTACAGGGACCCAAGGATACTAATATTGGTGTTAATTCACCGCACTTACCTGTGTGCTCATTGTACCCTAACTAGAACTTATACACTCGTTCTTTTGCAATTACCGGAGAAAACTCTATCTCTATTTGAGACTACAATCCGATGTCTAATCCCGTTTTTGGTTACTGGGGGATGATAATATTGCGGTGCAAATATACAAAAAAATCTAAAGAAGCAAAGAAAATACCAAAAAAAATTTTAATGGGGGAATCTGTGAACGTGTGAACCTCCTCATTAAGACACCCCGGCTAGTGTTGGGGGTTTAGGGTACCCCCCACAAATAATATTAACCTATCCTAATCAAAATACTTTTAATTATGATAATAGAACAAGGAACAAGTGTCTTCCTTTCCAAGAAAGGAAACCACATCGTACACCAATCATCATCACTTAACTTGACTGAAGGTCAAGAAAGTTCTGATAGTGTAACTCAATTAGTTAAGACCGAGGGTCTTACTAAAGAACAGACACAACAAGTTATTAAACTGATGAAAGATGGGAAGTTCACCATCACCAGTTCAATCAACTAAAGATAAGGGGAGTAATCCCCTTTTCTTTTCACTATATAGGTGGGGATTGACAACAGTGTTGTTGACAATTCGGAGGGTGGGGTGGACATATTCTCCATACAACGAAGGTGTCCCGTGAATATCTCCTCAGGGGCGAGGAGAAACCGAGAACTTGTAAGTGTGTCTACCACTCCTCATTCACCACTTTTTACCACAATTTGACACTTAACTAGAATACTAATATAATACAATATAACACAATCATAAAGAATAGTGAATGGAGTGTGCATACTCTCCTCTTCAGACGAGCCG